TTTAAAACTAAAATCATCTCCGGGAGCATTAAATTCTAAATCTCCTGAACCATCTATAAATACAGCTTTACTTGCAGGTAATGTACAAAATACATCTTTAGTTCCTGCAGAAAAATTTACTGCGGAGTCGGAATTAGAACTACTAAGAATTGTAGTTCTTGATAATGTGTCTGGTGAAGAATCTGAAACTGTGCCAAGCCCTACTTCAAACTCTGCTGCTGATTGATGTACTATCGCATAATAAGTAGTGTTGGTATTACCTATACCTGCTACAAAAGTCTCAAAGCCAGTTTCGGCTCCAGCTAAGTCAACCGTGCCTGTGCCAGTACCAGTAGTGGTTTCTTTTACCCTATCGTTGAGGACAAGAGCCATGCTCTCCCCCTACGCTATTCTGATAATAGCTGTACTTGCTGCTGCTGCCGGGAACTGAATAGTAAAGTCACCTGCTGTAGAAGTTTTATCTCCACCAAAATCTATACTAGCTACTGATTTATTTGAATCAGAACTATTATAAATTAAACAGCCTCTAGCAGTTATTGTGGCACTACTAAAAGTCAGGTCTGCAAAATCTGTAATCGCAGTAGTTCCATCAGCTGACGGAGTAACGTTAGTAAGTGTTCCTCCACCTGCACTATATCCAGTACCTGAAACTTCATTACTAGTAGCATAAGCTGTGGTAGATGCTCCTAAAGTAGCAGAACTTGTAAAAAGTGCTAGTTTATAGGTATCTCCACTACTATTAGTAAAGTTGTGGTCACCAGTTAATAATTGAGTTTTAAAACTAGTTGTTAAAGTTGAAGATATTGCCATGTCAAAGCTCCATTAAAATTTTAGCCAAATCACTATGACCTTGCTTCTTAAGAAGCCCTGTCACTGTTGTTCTATCACTAGTGATAGCTTGTTTCATATAATAAAGGATTGTCTGGTAAATAGCTACCTTAAACGCTTCAGCTTGTTGCCTGACCTCAGGTGTACTATTTTCAGAAATACCGCAGATTTTATCTGCACATCTTTGTGCTAAATACTCTGCAGAATGTCCTTTTTCGTTTTCTGTAGCTACTGAAATGTCCCCTAAATTAGAGGTAACTTTTATCTCAAAACTCATGTGTTAGTAGGTACGCCTCTTGGTCTGTCATATCTGTATTCTTCTCTTGTACCAAGAGCTTCTTGCTCTGTTTTTAATTTAAGTAAAGCTTCTTGAAATCTACTTTCGTATGCTTGTACTTCATTTAAAGGTAGTTTTTGGAATAATGCTCCTTCTATAAGTGTGCCATACAATAAAGCATCTCTGGCATTTTCAGAAAGCCATGTTGTACCACTGTCACTACCTGCTGTTAAAGATGCTGGTTCGTAGAAATAATGTAGCTCTACAGTGTATGCTGAGTCAGGGACAGGACTTACAATAAAGCTATTTTCGTCAAATTGAGCATAGTATTTAGGTTTTTCTCTTTTACTAGATGTAGTTGAGTCAGGTTGGTACTCTCTCATAAAACTAACATGCTTAAGTAATAAGTAGTCATACACTCCGCTATCTACTGTGGCTAAACTAAAAGTTTTCAAGTAGTCGCTAGGCATAGATAAATATGTATTACCTGCTGTCAAAGTACCTGTTACGTTTTTTCTAAATACATTAAGATTTGCACCTTTAAGTATTCTTTCTTCTGCTGTAGTTATAAAAGTAGGTAGCGTAGCTACAAAAGCAGTTTCTTCTGTATCTAAATAATTTTGTACAGTTGTTTTTAATGTGCCGTAAGTAAAACTCATATCAACTAATTATAACAGTTATGTTTCCCAATGAGCCACTTACTTTAAATCCATTAAGATTACTACCAATAACATCATCACTAATTACTTTGCCACTAAATACTTCTATGTCTGTATTTGGTCTAGGGTCTCGTAAAGCTTCTGGGTCAGCTGGTCTATTTTTTGGTTGTAGCTGTGGGTGTTTTGTGTCATAGCATTGTGGACAAGATTTTATGCCATCCCATTGTTTTTTAAGTCTTTTTAATTTATATCTTTGACCACATTGGTCACACAGACCGTATGCGTATTTTGCCGTAGCGAAACTCATGTTAAGAACCTACAAATTTAGAGCTACCTCCTTCTCTGTCCATGAATGCTGCTCTATTAAATTCTTCGTCATAAACTGTTTTTAGATTTGCCAATGCTGCAGGGTTTCTTTTCATAGCTAAGTAATATGCTAGTCCTGCTACCATGCAAGGTATAAATCTAAATACTATTTCCATATTGTTTGTGTAGTCTCCTACATCTTGTATTCTAGTTAACGCATTGTAAATTAATGTGTCAGTAGAATTTTCTGGTGTTGGAAACAAAAAAATTCTAGGTGTTGTTTGTCTGTCTAAAAAATACTGATTTGGTCTACCTGTGCTACTTTTAGATGGTGTAAATAAATAATCAGAACGGCTAATTCTACTTAGCTGTATGTCGGTACCACTTCTTCTAATTACAGCTTCGGTAATATCAACTACGTCGGTGCCAATATCTATAAAATTAGTTCCTGAGGTAACTGTGACTGAGCGTTGTTCTATTGTCCATTGATTAAGTCCACGGTTAGCCCAATCAGCCATCATAATATTTAATGACCTTCTTGCACTTTCTAAATCGTACCCTGTTCTTAATTCAACTCCACAACGCTCATAAGCTTCTTCTATAAGCTCATCAACGCTCAAGTCAAAGGCTGTAGTACCCGAAGTTGCCACTAATTACCCTGTAAAAAATATAGTTACTCTATCTATATTAGATAGTGTTGCATGTATACCATCTACAAATAATATTCCATTGTCTGGAATATTTAATGTTTCTGTAGTATCAGCGTTTACAGGTAAAACTAATAGTGTTGAACCTGAACTAGTATTTTTAAAAGTAACTGTGCCATCTGAAGACCCACCTGACACAACAAAACCACGAAGCCTTGAACGCTTAGTAGTCATATCGCCAGTTGAGGTTACAGATGATGTTACAACATCAGAACCTGTCATTCGTCCTGCCATAGTTAGCTCCTATTATGCAGTTGGTGAGTCAGACGCAATTCCAAAGAATTTTAACGCTACTACTCCACCAGCACCTGCTGTTCCAGAAATAACTAATTCTACTTCATCAGCTGTTTCAGTAGCTGCAGTTGTAGTACCACCAGACATACCTAAAACTCCGTTACAAGGAAAAAATCCTTTGAAACCAGCTGAGTTAATAGCTACTGAGATACCATCTACAAAACCATCAGTATCTGCATCAGTACCAATGTCTACTAAGTTTACGTTGTTAGCAGCGGCACTAGTTACAGTAACTGCTACACCCATAGGTATAAAGTTTGATGGTATACCTATTGAACTTTCCTTGTGGTCAGTACCTGAAGCAGCAATAGTGATAGAAGTGCTGTAAGTTGAAAGAGTCATCTCATTAGTGAGACCGCCTGAACTATTTTTAATTATAGTTTTAAATCCATTTTCTGAACGAACTGGACCGTTAAATGTTGAAGTTGCCATATTAGCTCCTTAAATACTGCATGTCGATTAAGTCTGCCGAGCCAGTCATACAGTGTTATTCGAATGCTCGGAATATTATTTTATTGTATCAAGTAACTTATTTAAATACCACCTAGCTTTTTCTAGGTCTTCTTTACCGTTTTTCTTTTCGTATCGCCACATGTATTTAAGTACATTACCTTTTAAGTAGCCAGAGAAAGCTTTCTCAGACATAGCTGATTGAATAGCATCAATGCACTCGATTGAGCCATCTTTGTAATGTTGGGGATTTATTTTGTCCATAGTAAAAGGTTGGCGGGTTGAGTGAGAAACCCCCGCCAGAGGTTCCTTAAGTTAAACGACTTGGTTACGCTCCCGGAGAACCGAAGACACATCTTGGGTCGGAAAACCCAAATGAGTATCTTTCTCTAGCTTTGTAACGCACATTACCAGTATCAAAGTCTGCTTCCATAGAAGTTCTGACAGGTGACCTTTCGAACATTTTAAATCCGTTAGGTGCGTCAGTCTTAATAAAGAAAGCATCAGTGTCTGTTAAGTAGTGGTTGACCACGTATCCCTGAGGAATCATGCCCATGTTTCTGATAGCGTTAATATCGTTATCAGAAGTACCCACTCTTAAGTTAGTTTCAAGCAATCTGTCAGCAGTGAATTGTAACTCTTTAGGAATAATTAACTTAGTTCCTTGTACAGCTATTTTTAATCCACGTTCGTCAATGAACGCCGCAATGTCAATCAATGCTTGTTCTAAAGAAGTTTCGTTTAAGTCTGCGGCAGTTGAAAGCTCATTTCTGAAGTTACCGCCACCAATAGTTGGGTGGTCAGTAGCACAGAGCTCTTTACTGTCGCCTCCAGCGAAACTGCTGTTGAACGCATTGTTTAAAACTGAGGCTGCTTTAATTTGCTTAGTTGTAGACATACTTCTAGCTAACGCACGAGTGTAACGAGCAGATAACTTGTCATACAAGTTATCTTCAATAGCTTCTTCTGTAATAGAGAAAGCTAATGCCACAGTTTCGTGTGTATATCTAGCAGTGAAGGATTCTTGAGCAGAGTCAAACGCTACTCCTGAACCTTCAGATTTTACCGGTGCAGCGTCAAAGCCTGAAAGCATCACTTCTTCTTCGAATGCTCTGTCTGAAGACTCCGCGTCGAAAATTTCGGCGTGTTCGTTTTCATACTTGTCATATTCGAGTCCAAAAAGTGCATTTAGTCCGGGTTCTAACTCCTTAACTAATTGTGCTCTTGATATAGCCATTGATTATGTACCTGCTACTGGACCTTTGTAGGCGTGTTCGTTAATTTGAACAATCAAATTAGCGTGTGTACCTGCAATAGTTCCGTTGTTTTCATTGTCCACAACACCAACTACTTTAAGCTGTAAGCCTTGAGTAGTTGCTAGTGTGCTTACGTCTAATTCTCTGGATGATAAACCAGTTGTAGTGCTTCCGCTTGTACCAACAGTGTCAGCGTTTCTTCCTACAGCAGCTTGAGTAGATGCTGTGTCAGAATCACCTTGTATAGTGAACAATGTATTGGGGTCATCATAAATATAAACCTCAATGTCTCCAGAACTAGCAGTTGTACTAGCTGTGTAGAAATTGCTCCATACAGGACCGTCAGAACCTTGATAGTGAACACCATTAAAAACACCAACAATGTTAGCGTCACTTACACCAGCTTGTTCAATGTAACCGCCGTTAAATTTAACTAAGTCACCTTGGAAGATGGTTGTGCCGTAACCCGAAGGGTTTATAAGGTATTTCCTAGCTTGTGGAATAGCACCTGATGGAGATAAACCTTCATAAGGTTTCAATCCAAAAGCTGAATCTACATTTGCCATAAAATTATCCTAAATTCAAACAAATTAAAATTATAGAACTTAATCTTTCGATTGAGTTCCGCCAAATGTTACGCGACTCTGTCTATTTTTATTAATAGGCATGGCTTGGTGCTCTTCTTTCATCAAATCATTGTCTACTGACAACATTTGGTCCCTTGTCTTTGCTTTGAAGTATTCACTTCTTTCATCCACAGTTTCCTTAGGAATCCTACAAAGAATTAGTCCACCTACGCCAATCACTCCTGCATATCTGCCTTCGTCAAGTGAGGGAGATTCAAAGTCAGGATATTCATCTGCTCGAACAGGTTCCCAGCCTTCTCTAAGTCTGGCTGACATGTTCTTGCGGTCATCATATCCTCTGACCTCTGTTCTCACCCATCTATGAAGGTATCCTTCAGGGGGAT